ATCACCGGGTTCAATCGGTGTGTAAGGGAAAAAATCAGGGGTTGTTTTGTTTATTCGTCCTGCACTGATTTTTCCGTAAATGTGGCATACAGATTTATCATATCCATATTCTTCACCGCCTACAACCCTTTTATCCCTGAAAATGCAATCCTTACATTGGGAATAATGGTTCAAGGCGGCGTTGTTGGTAAGGACTTCATCCGCATAGCGTTCAGACAGTGTTTTCTTTTCCATGTAGCCACCTTCTTTCTGTTATCGTTGCGGGGTCTGTTCAATCACTTCAAGGTCAATGTAAATCATACCGGGTGTTTTTTCAACCTTTGTCACACGGAACTTTGTTCCCTGCTGCAATATGATTTCCGATTCTTGACCGAAAGAACCTTGCTTTGCAATACCATCCCAATTCTTACCCCCGCCATTTCCGAAAGCCGAAAACGGTTCAACATACATCATTTGTGTGCCGGAAGGGGCGTAAATATTCAGAATAATATCACCGCTGAACCCTTTGCCTTTGGCAACGCCACAAGAACAAAAGCCGTATTCCGTGACTTCCTTTTGAAGAAGCAAGGCTTCCAACTCTGCCTGTGTTGCGCTCTGCAAGCGATCCATAGGAACATTGAAGAATTTGTCCATGCCCTTAAATCTACAACCACGCTGCAACCAAAAATCTTCTTTGTATGTCGATTTGGAAATAATGTCGGTCATAGCGTTTATTTCTTTCCGCATCTGACCGGGCTTCCAACCCTGATAGGAAACGCCGATTTGGTCTAAATCCACATTTCCAACACCTAAGAACTTTTCGCTGCCGTATTCAATACCACGCAACGGTTCGTTGAACTTGTGGTAACTTTGGGTGTAGTCATAAATTGCATTTTTCTGAATCGGTGGGGAAGTGCGCCAAACCTCACCGCAAGTATCACGCAAAACATCGTCCGCTTCTTTGGTTGTTTTCGCCCAAATAGCGGCATCCTTGCGTTCCTGCGAAAAGGCATCGTCCACCGAATCAATTATACCACCTTGTTCAAGTTTTTTCAAATCGCCTTGAACTTTGGTGATTTGGCTTTGAATTTGTTTCAACTCTTTCTGAATATCAGCGTAGGCTTTGCCCTCTGTATCAAGTTCTTCCAACTGCTTGTATAAATCCTGATACTTCTGCATCAAATCGGGGTCAGTTTCAGTAATGAACTTCCCTTCATAATACTTCTTCTTACCCTCAATGTTCAGCCCCGCCCAATCAGCGGTTGTCACATCCTTGTTGTACCAAATGCCGGAATAGGTCTTGACCTCGAAATCATCAAGCTGTTGCTGAACAGCTGCTTTCTGTGCTTCAAGTTCCACTTGCTGTTTTGCAAGGGCTTTCTTCTGCTCTGCAATCAACTTTTCATTCAACTTCTGTTGCCACTCTGCTTTTTGGGCTTCAATGGCTTCCACCTGCGAATGAAGGTCTTTCAGCTTTGCAAGATCATCCCCATCCGTGAAATCTTCAAGGCTTCCAAAGTCCTTCAAAACTTCATCGAATGTCCAACCCCCGGAAACGCCCTTGAATTGGGCTTCCAAATCTTCAAGCTGAACATCTGCATCAGCAATTTTCGCTTGCAGCTTCTTCTTTGTCAGATATTCCTTCTTTGGTTTCGGCGGTTCAGGTTCTTCATGGTGGGTGTAGTGAAGGGTTGAACCATCGTCCAGCACATCAAACCCGGACTTGTCGCCGCCATCAACAAAGGTTTCCTTCCATTCCTGATAATTCATATCATCGGGAATATAGTAGGTTTTCCCGGTTTCTTCATCCCTTGCCGCCCGTTCCCCAATGTCAAACTGTTCATCGAAATATGGAACGGTTGTTGAACGGCAATAAACATGAAACGGCGGGGCGGTCACTCCCGGCTGATAGTCCTTCCCGTCAAGGCTTCTGCAAATGTCGGAAGTGTGGGAATCCAGCGTTGCAACAATTTCATACTGTTCAACGCCCAAACTTTCAAAGCAATCCTTCTGTGCGGCTGAACTGAAATAGGCTTCTTCCGTCATTACAAGCCTTCCGGCGTTGTTTTTGGAAGTGTTCATTTTCTTTGCAAGGGAATCAATAGCCTTTTGCGGGTCAGCACCCAACATGATATTCCGGGAAAGTTCGTTGTGAACTTCCGAAATCAGCTTGTTCTTGTTTCCCCAAATTCTTTCAGAAAAATTGTACCCATCAGCCGCCCACGGTTTAGCAAGCACCTTTTCAATCTGTGCCTGATCCAGTCCGGCAATATCCCAACCAACATTGAACCCGTGTTGAAGTTCATACGCTGTGTGATAGTACCCGCTTTCAAAGGCATCCGACAAAGCCCCGTGCATAGTGCCGAACTGCTTTGCATACATGACTTCAAGGCTGTGCTGTGTCTGTACTTTCAGGGCTTCCAGCTTTGAAATGTGGTACTTTGCAGAAGCATTTTCAAGTTCTTTCATCCAACCACTATTTAAGGCATTGTCCTGTCCGTACTTGATATATTCCTGCACATCCCACTTAAATTCTTTCAGGTCTGCACCCTTCAAATATTGCCGTGCTTCCGCAAGGGAAATTCCGTTGTTGGTTGCAAAACGCTGATACCAGCGGGCAATCTGCCCTTCAAGTTGCTTTTGGGCTTCCTTATACTGCCGTTCAATATCAGCATAGGCTTTCACGCCCTTTTGGTTTTGCGCCTGTTCAAGCTGTTCAAACCGCAACTTCCAGTATTCAGCATTATTCATTCACCGTACCCCCTTCATCATCAGGCGGGGCATTGTCCTTCTGCTGCTGTGGTGCAAACGGGTTGAATTGCTGGGCTTCAAATTCTGCCTGCTGTTCTTCTTTCTGCTTCTTCAAGCGGTCAAGTTCAAGCTGCGGATCATCAACCCACGGGTGCATACCAACAATAGTTTCATCGGAAAGAATACCAACGGACTTCTGACAATTATCTATTGCTTCACTCTCGTTGATAAGAATGTCCCGGTTGAAGATAATGTTGACTTCCTCACCGTCAAAGTTGCCCTGCCCGGTATTGGCAAGATGGGCGTTCACAAACCAAAGGATTTCTTCAAAAGCTGCTTGCAGCTCTGTTTCCATGTCATTTGCATCCAAATCAATGTCTGAATACATGGATTGAATATTCATTTGGTTGGGGTTGCCGGAAAGCCTATCATCCTTTGCATCATAGCCCATGCCGTTCTCAATAATGGCTTTCTTGAAGATTTCAATGATAGCCTTATAGTTTTCAGCATTGACTTTGATTTCAAGGGTTTCAACGCCGCCTTTGGTTTCCCCGTCATAGCGAACCTTCACCGCACCGTATGTTGCAAGGTTCTTTCGGAATTCCCCTAAATTCGTTCCGTCATAGTTCTTCAATACAAGAATGGTGTTTCGTGCGTCCTCTTGCATATTGTTTTCAAAGTCGGACAGCATAACATTGATACCGTCTTGAAGGGTTTTCACCTTCTTCAAAAGCGGAATTTCGCATTCATTGTATTTCAGCGGGATCAGGGGAACTTTCGCCCAATTCAGGGGAAGGGCGTTCCCGCCCTCGTCCGTGGTTGTGGTGTATGGGGAAGTGTTATCATCAACGCCCTGCAAATCAGGAATCAGGGTTGAACCGTCCAAAATGAAGCGGTGAACACCGTTCAAATCGTAGATTTCAACCTTTTCAATCAGCACGGGCGTTGTACCCTGATACCCAACCACCAAATACAAGCGGACAGCCGCTTCAAGAATGGTGTGTTCCGTGTCCTTCCAAAAGGGAAGCACTTCATAGCCGGGGAACATTCGGAAGGAAAATTCGCCCGTTTCGGTGTAATAAGGGTACAACCAACAGATACCGTTGTTCAGCATTGCCTTTCCTGCTGCTTTCAGGGTTTTCATAAAACGCTTGTTGAACACCTTTTTCAAAAGTTCAACATACTGCTGATTTTCGCCCTCAATGGCAAAGGGTTGACCTAAAAGGTAGTTTGCTTTTTGGTTCACCAGCTTTGCATACTGATTATCAATCAGGCGGTTGTTGGGTAGGTTATCCACTTCTTCCAGCTTGCCGCCCTCACCGATCAGCCAGGAAAGACCGGGGATCTGCGCAAGGGCACCGACAGCAGCAAGAACGATCGCCAGTTCGGCGATAAGAGCACCCATGCCGA